CCTCTACCTCTTTTACAATATCGTCAGGTAGTGGTTCTTTGCCTCGATCTTCAGGAGGAGTATCATCTTCTTCCTCTATAAACAATTCTTCTTGTTTAGGCTCTTGTTCTACTCTTTCAACATCTGCAGTAGATTTTTTACCGTCACTGTTTTTCTTGGCGGCGTCTAAATCTACCTCTAATTCTTCGCCTTCCATTTCTACTTCGTCTGGTATTTCATTTATTATTTCTGCCATCTTTGCTCTCCTTATGCACTGACGTACTTATCAGCGTTGCGGTTGTGTTTGCGACGATTCCAATCTCTTGGAGCCACCTGTAAATTATCTAAAGAGTGTTTACCACCTTTCGATAACGGTTGTATATGGTCAACTTCCCAAGCAAACCCTGTTTCTAAGGTTCGTTGTCTAGCTAACTCATAAATTTCTCTAAGTGCCCATCTATCTTCAGAACTTTCAATCTCATTTACTGCTTTCTTACGAGATCCTCGTAATGCGTCTTTAGCTCTAAAATATGCTTTGTTCTCTTGATACCATTTAGCCTTATACTCAGTCCATTGCTCTTTGTTGCTTTCATAATAAACTTTAGCTTGGGCATTTTTCTTTTCTTTATTAGCCTCATGGTAAGCTTTAGATTGAGCATTACGTTTCTCTTTGTTCTTCAGATGATACTCTTTATCTTTTATACGACGAGCTTCTTTGTTTTTAGCAAACCACTCCTTCATATAATTTGGATCAGACCTAAGCACGTTCATAACCTCTAGGGTCATCAACAACTGCTTCCACTGTGTCATCATTTATTATTCTGAACTCTTTTCCGTGAATCTTAATTCTAGTTCCTGAGTAAGCACGAGTTATAACAAAGTCTCCTTCCTTACACCATGGACCTGATGGGAATCTGTCTTTATCTTGGTAAGCTAAATCTCCAAGTTGCATAACAAATAAACATACAGTTGCACTTTCTTCTATACTCTTAACTTTGTCTGATTTAATAATCCCACCTTCATAAGTATCTTCTGCTTCAGGCACAAGGCACAATAGGCGGTAACCTTTAACGTCAGGAAGTTGAGTTGCTAGTTTTGCTTTAGCCTCATCTTCACTAACTTTCTTACCTTCAGTGGTTTCAGTATTTTTAGTTTTAATAGGTGCTCCAGATATGGAGACTATTTTTTTGTCTGGGGTGGCTATAGTCATTATTTACCCCTTCTTTTTGAGTCTATCTTTACAACACTATCAGTTGGACTACTTTCAAAAGCTTCGTCCTCTGTTTTTCCTGCTTGTAACATCTCTGATATTAATTGTTGTACACGCATGTATCCTGCCATTTCTCCTACTGCTGATACATATGCTAGGTGGTCGCGAACCCCCAGTCCCAAATCATCTAATACTACTTTGCGTCTCTCTTCTACCTGGGATGCTAGAAGCATGAGCGTTTCAGTTTGTGACATAATTTTCCTTTCGGTTAGTTGTTATCTCCATTATTGGATTGATCCATCTTAGCTGCGTTATTCTGCTGGGCTTTTACCATAGCATCATTTCGCATCTGAGATTCTTTTAAGCGCAGCTTAACATCTTTCTCTTTGTTAATTGCTGCCGCTCCTAATTTTGCACCTTCTAATACTTCTTTGGCTGTAGCATCTTTTTGTTTCAGTTCGGCTTCTGCTCCAATCTTAGCGCCTACAATAGTCTCTTGAGATTTAATTCTAGATTGTTCCATCATTACATCTTTTTGAACTTCAACTGTAGCTTTTTGTTTCTCAAACTCAAACTTCTCTTTCTCAAGTTGAGTATCTGCCATCATCTTCTGATTCTTAGCTTGGGACTCTTGTTGTTTAATTTCAAGTTCTTGTTTTTGCATTTGAAGTATTGGGTCTTCTTGTTGTTTCTGTTGTTCTTTTTGTTGAGCTTTCTGTTGACTACTTTGTAATACTTTTCCTGAAGCTTCAGCTGTTAGTCTAGCTACTTCATTTTCAATATCTATTGGTAGAGGTTCTTCAACTGGAGGTAGTGGTACGCCTAGCTGTTTCTCAATCTCAATTCTATACTGGAATGCAATATGCTCTGCAACGTGGGCTTCCATAGCAGCTTGTATCAAACTTGCTTTTGTGCTCTGTCCTACCATTGCTAGTACTTGTGGATCTTGAGTAAAGGCCATATGTACTACAATGTGAGCTTCATGGTCTTGTTCCAAGAATGCCTTGACTGGCTTACCATTAATGATATTCATATTTTCTGTTACAGGTGCAGCACTCTTAATATCTTCTTTATTAGGTATAAGTTTTGCTGCATTCTTAACCCCTAATACATCTAGCATCTGTTTGTTTAGTTCTGGTAAGTCATAGATGTCTGGATTCTGTTGAGCTAATTGCATAACTGCTTGATATTGAACAACCTTCTGTGCCATAGTTGCAGCATTAGGGTCAGCGACAGGAATTAGATTAACCTTATCGTAGTCATCTTGTTTAGCGCCTGGAGTTCCTGATGCAGGGTCATATACATAATTAGGGTCTGTGTAATCTCTAATTAAAGTCTTAAGTAACCCTAGCTCTTTCTTCATTGAGTAATAGATACGCGCATTTACTGCGGACATTACTTTCAATGTTCTTTCTAAAATAGCTAATGTAGAACCTACAGGAGAGTTAGCTGACATATCAGATACTTTCATATCTGCAGCAGAAGCAAAGCGTCTACCCTCATTAATAATTTTTTCCATTAAAGCCGCAAGAACTTGACTTGGTTCTTTGTAAGGAAGTGGTAGAATGTTATCTCTAATAGTACCTGAAGGAACATCGACATCTCTAAACTCAGCCGGACCAATAGGAGTATCATCACCCTTAATACGGAGGCCACGGGACTTAAACCCGCCTGGCAAGTTCGATAAGGTCCCGGCGTCTACTAATTGCCTTAATAACATTGTGCCTGATTTGGCGAATGAGCCAACTAAATGTATCAATCCAAGGCAATAAAAACCGAATCCTGGTACGTAACCATAATGAACAAAGTGCTCTCGCTTTTGTTTCTTTTCGTCATCTTGATTATAATTGCGTCGAATTGATAAAATCTCAGTCGTACCTTTATCTATAGTTACAATATAAGGTAGCGCTATTCCTGTTTTTCTACTTCCATCTTTATCTTCAAATCCTTCTAAATCTATGTTGACATTCATTTCTAGAAGCTTGTAGCGGTCATCTTGAGATGCGTCAAAGCCTAATTTCTCGGCTATTTTCTTTTCTACTTCGTCTATCTCACGTGTAGGCTCTCCTAACTCTACGTCTCTATAGAAGCCCATTTCTTGTAAGTTGTGAAGTTCTTGTTCTGTTTTACGCATCACATGAGTAATACGCTCTGCTGATTCTAAGTTAGAAGCACCGTAAGGTACAACCATATCTTCAGCGGGAACAAAGATTGATGTCTGTCTTTCTAGTGCTGGGTCATAATAAACTTTTTTAAATGCATTACCTGATAAGCCTAATCCCCATAACATTCTTTCATGCTCTGGGCGATATTCTGGCATGCAGTCAACAATTTGATAGTTCATGTTCTCTTGAACTCGTTGAGCAGCTTCCATACATTCAGGCGTTTCTCTACCAATAATAGAAGTCTTCACTGGGCCGGCTGCAGGGAAAGTTTCCATCATTGTTTCAGCTTGGAATTTAACTAATGCTTCGGCCAGCAAGGGATGAGTAACTGAACAAGCGCCTTCCCAAGGTTCTGATCTATCTTCCATATCAAAGCCAAGAAGTTCTAGTCCATCTACATATGTTTTAAGCCAATCTCTTCTAGAATCAACGTCAGTATTAAAACCTTCAAGTAGATCTGATGATAACTCTTCAAGATATTTATCGTCTAGTTCTTCAGCTAAATTATCATCGAAGCCTTCTCGCTCTTCATTTTCTTCCATAGCCTCTTCTATTACTTCGTCATCTATGATAATCTCAATAGCCTCAACTTCTTGAGCTTCTTCGTCTAATCCTTTTGGTGCTTCGTATAAAGCCTTATCAATATCCATTTTGTACTATCCTATTATATACTTCACAATTTCTGTTGCCTTTAGATAAATTCCAGCTTCCTGGAACTACCTGTAAATTAGTGGGTTTATGTAACCCCCCTATAGTCAAAGGCACTATGTGATCTACATGCCATTGAATTCCTGTTTGTTTCGTTCTTAGTTTAGCTAAATTATACACCGCTTCTATCACAAATTTATCTAGCTCAGTCAATCTTATAGTTGCTCTAAATTTTAATGCTCTTCTATTTGCTGCATGAACACTTATCTTATCTTTATTAGCTTCTCGCCAAGCTTTCTTACACGCAATTGCTTTCTCTTTATTTTTAACATAATACTCTTTGATTCGGGCACGATGCTTTTCTTTGTTTGCTTTGTAGTACTTTTTACTTATAGCGTTTGCATGATCTTTATTTTCCTCGTAGTGCTTTTTATTTTTAGCATATATGAGTTCTTTGTGTCTCTGGTAATACGCCGCTCTTATCTCTTCTACTCTTTCTTTGTTGTTTTTAATATAAGCTTTGGATTGAGCTTTTATTTTTTCTTTATTCTTCCGGTAATGTTCTTTAGCGTACTCTTTCTGGTCAAACGGCATAGAATTTTTTCCCTTTCCGCGATTTAAACTCCATTGTACTTTCTTCCTCATCGTTTGGCAATCTAATAAAACCACCTTGTCTGAAGCGAGCAAGCGCTAGAGTTGTGGCATCGACCAAATCATCATTCTTACCTGACGGAAAATCATTGCACTCCTCGATAACCTCATGCGCCCAACGTCTGTCGGGTGCCCAAACCACACCCCCGCTAAAGAGATCAGACACAGCATTAACACGACTGATTTTATCTTGACCTTTGCCTGGTGTAAATTCAGAGCAAGGTATTCCCATGCGTCTAAACTCTTGATATAGTGCTGCGCCATTAGATTTTTTCTCTACAATAAATGCATCAGGTTCTTGTTCTTGGTATTCCTGTAAACAGAGCTCTTTGAGTTCCGGGAATTCTAATCGTTCCTTAATAGCATTTAATAATATGATTGCATAATTATTTGTTTCTTCATTGAAGAATACGCCCCATGTTGTCAATGCATTATAGTCAGCCCTGTTGTTTGCTTCTTGAGCAGCATCAAGTGTCATTATAATAAACTCACATGGAGGCGGCTCATCATCAACGGGCCACATGTTCCACCACTCTCGTTTGATTAGTGCACCTTCTTCAGATGTTGGGTTCTGCATATACTGTGCGTTCCAGTATCGTATGTCTATTGCAGCACGTCTTGCTTTTAATTCTTCTAGTGACCAGAACTCAGGCCATAATGGAACTTCATTTCCCTTCTTATCTTCTAAAATAGCAGGGAATTCAACAACTTCCCAGTCATCGACCTCATCGTTCTTGGTCATCTGGTCTATAATCTGTCCCGTTAAGTCTAGCTTCG